TTTTGATATTGACCATATGCGGCTTCTTGTTCACCAGTGATGCCAGCGATTTCTTGCTGGTATTGTTTAGCCAGACGCTCGATGTCTGACGTAGCACGGCGTACAGCCCTCTTTTTTTGGTAACTGGTAGCCATTATTGCACCGTCATTCCAGAGCCAAGGGTAGTCATGCCAAGACCAAGCTCAGAATCCATGCGCTCTTTAGACAACAGGGAGCGGCGACCACCACGAGTGCGAGCTTTCAGTGCAGATGCTTCAGCAGCAGCGGCTTTGCGGCGCTCTTCTTCAGCAGTGGCTTGAACTTCTTTGGCTTTTGTTTCCATAGAAGCTTTATTTTCTTTGTACTGTGCTTGTGCAGTATCAAATTGCTGCCTTGCAACATTTGCTTGCTGTTCAAGAGATGCGCCTTGCTTGGCATACTCAGCAGTTTGCCGAGACAGTTCTGTTCGCATAGCTTCAGCATCAGCTTGCTGTTGCATCAATGCTTTTTCTTGGTTGCGTTCTGCACTTCGTCTAGCTCGTCTAGATTCCCCTGCTGTATAAATGCTTGATCCAACGATAGCTAATGCAATTAATGGCATGGTTAACTCCTTATTAAGACTTCGTCAATTTTTTCAACATCAGTTTCGGCAGTGGCATGGATGCAATACCACACACTGTCCGTCACCCCAATGATTTCATGGTTCTTGCCAGCTTCAATGTTGATGCAAGCTGGCGCATGGTACTCAGTTTCGACCCCATCGACTTTTACCACAACCCATCCTTCAGCCAAAATGCTCATGTGGTCGTAGGTATGCTTGTGCTGAGTAGCACAGTAATTTTCTGGTATGCGGATCTCCTTGGCATACAAGCCATCAGAGAAAAAATGCTTGATCAGGTCATCCATGAGGCGATTCTATGCGCTCCATGACCAAAAGCAATACTATGATATCAATCTGATAGCTTATGAGAACACATCAAAGTCGGTATTGGCGTTCATGAGCTGACCCAAGGGTCGTGCGCCGTAGGTTGGACTGCGGGTCATGCGGTTGTATTCACCCCCGCCCAGCATCAAATACCCAAAGGAATCACCAATGTGCGAGTGTTCGTTTTTGTTTGGCGCATCTCGGAACCGCTCGTGTCCTGCGCCGACAGCAATGCGCTTAAAGTGATATCCACCTGCTAGCGCCTTGCGTAAAAGCTTGCATTCTCGGTTGACAATCAGCCCAGGTTTGCCATTTATCAGCCTTTGCATGGGTGCGGCAGATGCTTCTCGGCGCACTTTGAAGTCGTTGCTAGCAGTTGGCTGGGCTTTTAGGCCAAGGGTTCTCAGGAAATCAAAGGCTGTCACCTCGTAGATAGCATCTCGTGCCATACCAGCGGGGTCACCCCAGATCATTACTTGGTGATTGGGGTATCTGGCGTTCAGTTCAGCCAGCAATTGAGTGCCGAACCGCTCCAAACCCATGTCAAAAGTGACAATTTCTTGGTGGATGATCCATCTTCCGTTGGGCAAACGCTGTCCAATGGTGGCTGCTGGGGTCAAACCAAAGTCCAATCCCACTTGGATCGGCACAGTCATGTCGATTTCGGTGTCTCCAGACATGGTGCTGTCTTCGTACTCAGGCCAGACTGGTCTACCTTCTTGGACGTAGGTGTACTCGCCACCCGCATAGCACTTGATCCAGTCTAGATTCTTGCCGCCCAGCATCTGGAGGTAGTAGCCAGCGGGTAAATTGTTGATGTTTTCGGCTTTTGGGTTGATCTTCCACCACTTGCCAGCACTGAAAATGTGATCATTGGCCTCTGGGAACTCAGGCAGATCATCGCTGTTGACCTCGATCACGCCGCCTGGCTGTCTCCAGAACTTCCAAGCAAACTTGCCTGTCAGCTTTTCCTTCTCTGCCATGCGATGCCACCAGTGGTCATCATCCATGGGGTTGGTGTCCATCCAGATGCCAGACCAAGACGCACCGCCATCCCGCTTAGTTGGGTATCGTCCGACACGGTGGGTCAATCCGTCAATTACAGCCTTGGGCAACTCCCTTGCTTCGTTCACCCAAGCGCCAGTCAACTCCAAAGACAGTAGCTTTCGGACATCTTTAGGTTGGTCAAGAGCCAAGAAGATCACTTCGCAGTCAATACCAGCGGCATCCCCACGAGCAGGCAGTCGGATGTGGTGGGTAATGGGTGGTGTCCACAGCATCGGGCCAAATGTGCCTTCTGGAAACAGATCCAACCACGTTTTAATGGTGGTGGTCTTCAGCATGGGGTAGCTATTCCTGACCACAGCCCAGCGTGAGTACCTGATTCCGTCAACAGGACTGGGTGCTTGCTGGACAGCCTTGACCATAATCTTGGCGGCACAGCCATAAGACTTGCCACTGCCAACTGGCCCCATGATTCCTTGGACAAAGTCGTTGTTCTGGATGAAGTCGTAGATTACAGGCGACTTGCTGAAGTCCAAATCAATGCCAGCCATCGGCACTGCCTTGGAACTCTGCTCTTTATGTTTTGTCATTCAATGTCCTGCACATCGGGTGCTTTCATATTGATGCCAATGACAGACGGTTTTTGTCCATCATCTGGGGTATCGAGCAGACCAGAAGCTTTAGCCAAAATACGCAGCACTTGAACCTTGTCAAACAGTTCAATGTCAATGACTGCATTGCCTTCTTTGTCTACTCGTTGGCTGATCTTCTTGATTGATTGCAGTGCATGTTCGGGAATCTTAGAGCTGGCTTTGACTCGCACATTGCCAGAGTCATCCCACTCCATGATGTCAGTGATCTTGGTGTTAGCCATGGTGAGCAGGCTATAAGCCACAGCTTCACGGTTGGCAACGATTGTTTGTGAGCGTTCAATACGCTGGACGACATTACGAACACCACCCCATCCTTTTACGGAGGGGTAAGTGCCGTTTGTCTTCTTCTCTACCTTTTCAACCATCAATAGCAGTTGGTATTGCAGTTGTTGCCATAACAGCAAGTGGTGCAAGTGACGTATCTACCATTAGAAGAATAGGTATGGGTCACGCAAGATGCCCAGACGGTGAAAGTAGAGGCAACTAACCAGATGCCGATCAAAGCTTTTTTCATGTAAGTCTCCAGGTTGATCAGAAAGGGATGGAATCATCCATGTCAGCAAAACTCTTAGATACAGGTTTCTGTACGAGAGCAGGCTTCTTGGATTCATAACCGCCAGATTGTTGTTCAACAGGAGCGCCAAGCTTCAAGCTGAACCAGACGTTGCCAGTCTTGTCATCAACATTGCGCCATGCCGACAACCAGTACTGTTGACCAGATTGGTCTGTCCACTTACCTGTGAGATCAGGATGTGAATCTTTTTCTTTGCGGGTATTTTTACGCAGGTTCCCACCTGCTTTAGCAGCTTCCATCTGTTATCTCCTTTTTGAAGTGCGAATCTATGCTATCACAGTGCGATCATTGCAGACAACAATTATTTGTGGCATAGTTCAGTTGCGGCCATCACCCAGCCGTCCACAAGGCAGTGCAGCTTACCAAGTGGGATAAACGTGATGAACTCATCGGGACTTTAAGTAGAGCAATCGAACAGGGCCAAACAGGTGGGGCAGGCATCTAACGAATGTCTGTAATCTAGATAAACAAGGTGCTGCATCTCTCACGAGATTTAACCTCTTTTTTTAGTGGGTGCCATAGTTCGTGTAAAAGGTTTTGTCCACAGGACAATAAATGCCATTTGTCCGCTAGGACAATAAACTCAGCTTCTGCCAACAAGCATTCCTGCCAAACAGCAATTAGCTACGGCTACGAAAAACAAGGAAAAATTCATCCATACCCCCCTCGATACAGCCAGCGGGTGGGGGGGCAAGGGGTCGTCTTTAGTGCCTGAGTATTACTGCGCTCTGCTGGCAGTGTGTGCTAAATGTACCTAATGACTAGGGTCAAACTGTAGTAACACCTGCTTTATACAATGTCCATTATGTTAACCAGTAGCTGTTATTGAATGCTTAGGTTAGCATTCTAGCTAGCACTGCTTCGATATCTGCCAGGCTAGCGTTAACACCTGCCTGCTGCTGTGCTGCTGCGAATATCTCGCTGCCTACTGCTTTCCTAATTGCTTCAATTGTCATTTCATCTATAGTTTGTTGACAATCGGTCAACCCTAGATTACTAACCTGCGAGTCAGTTACTTTGCCTGCTTTACGTTTTGCCATGGTTTGCCCTTTCGCACCTGTAAACTGTTGATTCTCTTGCATAAATGGGGCTGATTCCCCTGTTATGCCTACAATGTCAGCCAGTGTCAGATCTGACTTGTATATGACCTGCCTGGTATGCGCTCGTTCACCCTTAAACCCGTAGTAGATCACTTTTACATAACCTGCCTTGATCAAAGCCCTTGTATGCACTGCTGCCCTGTTTAGACTGATTCCAAAATGATCTGCGATTCTCTGCAATCCCACCCAGGTCAACCCTGCCCTGTTACTGTAAGCACACAGCATAAGCAGTACCCGCAGCTGCATTTCAGTAATTGACCTGTCAGTGATAGCCCTGAAAGGCACTACAGCGAAATGACGTAGATCTGGCTGTTGTTCTTTTTGCCTGATCCTGGGCTTTTTAGGTAATGATATCGATACTGGCTGCATGGCCTGCATTGTAAGCAGGCATAAAAAAGCCCCATTTAATT